CTTGAAATCGTGTTAGATTTCGGAACAAATGCGAGTTTACTGCCTTGTACCTCGGAAGTAGGATAGTTCTTAGATCGAAATTGCTCTTGCTCGATCCAGAGCATCCGACCATCCAAGGAATGCTTGAATAAAACAAGCAACGCCGGGTCGGTGTAAGTAAGGTTGCTAATCGCAAGCTTTCCGTAAGGATCGCCACTTTTAGCCCCAATATTTGCACCGCGCCCAAATGCCATTCCTCGCTCAATTTTACCAAGAGTGAGAAGTGGCAACCCTTGTGGGTGGCAGAATCTATCGATGAAGCTTTTGGCTTCCCCGATAGCCGTCCACAAGAGCTCATCAGCGATTGAAACATCCTCGTGATACTTGGCGCAAGAAGCGTTCACTGTTTCGAACTTTTCAAGCGCGGCCGCATCACAATCCGGAAGACGCTTATTGTTATGAAACTTTTTCAATAAGCTATTCCGAAGGGACTGAAAGGCTATTTGCCTGACAGTTATCCCGGGGTAGGGTTCAACTGAACCGTTCCAACCATTGCTGATAAGATCGGCGTCAAGAAGTGCAGAGAGGTCACCAGCAGAACTATGCATAGTAGCACCTTTAGAGTTGTAACGTAAAGAACCGTTATGACTTCTTCGTTACTCTGACCTTCGACTTCGACTTTCGTCGGGACGAGGACTTTGAGCGACGTAGAGCCATGACTGCTGTCTTCAGGATTTCCCCGATGACAGTGATGACAAGTAGCGGATTGGCCACGGGGCATTATTTACATAATACCCGTTACTGAGGTATCGCCGAAGCCAGCAGACTGCTGGCTAAGACTACCAAAGTGAGCGGACAAAGCCGCCCTAACATTCGACGCATCAGCCAAATCAGCACCTGCTGGCACCTCGATAATCGTGGTGATCAGCATTGTTGAATAAGGTTGACCGGCGAGCGGTAGGACACCCTTACGGGTGATAAACTTGTACACGTTCTTCGGTACGTTACTAATCAGACCCGTCACCGGATTGGCCTTCCCAAGAGATTTGAAAACCTTGGGTCGGACAACCGTTAACGTGAAAGGCGCTGCCACACTATGTGTGATAACCCCGGTCTGCGTTCCACCTAATGCTGTAACTGCTACTTGGCGCCCATTACTATCGGGTGCCGTATCAGTTACGTGCGTATAGGTGGGAGACGTAAGACCAGTCTGCGCAAGCCCCGTAATCGGGGACGTAAGTGTTACAGCCATCAGAAAACTCCAATGAAAGGAGAGAGCTAAAATAAAAGCCCTCTGGACCCGTTCTCTCAACAAAGGC